GTTGGCTGACACCAGCAACCGCCCATTGTTCGCCTACACAGGCGGCACTGGCCTTCAGGGCTACAACGCTCTCGGTCAGAACAACGTGGGCACATGGACAGGCGTCAACCCACTCGGTCTCGAGTTGGTCGTATCAAGCAAGTTGGCTGCAAAGTCCATGATTATCATGCACAACACAGCCTTCGAGGTGTACGAACAAATGCGCGGCATGCTCTCCGTAGAACAGCCAAGCACCTTGTCACGCCTTGTGAGCATCTTCGGCTACTTCGCAACATTCCGTGCGAACGCCCAAATGATCCGCAAGATCACACAGGCTTAATCCGAAAGGACAAAGCCAAGTGGCTGTTTACCAAATCACAAATAAGCAGCTGCTCGACAACTACGCAGTGATAACACTGCTAGCGATGCACGAAGTCAACATCGGAGATCAGATAACGGTCTCCGGTGTTGGTGCACCGTTCAACGGTACGTTTACCGTTTGGGATTTGCCCGAATACGAATTCATTGGCGTAAACAATCAAGGCCAATTTGAGTACAACGGGGCTAACCCGATTGAATGGCAAATTCTTTATCCGTGCACGGGCGATAATGTTGACTTGCAAGCGTCGCTTGGCACAGTCACTCACACGCCCGTTTGCACATGGATTGACGGCCAAGACATTGCCGATTGGGTAGGTATCACCTACGCCAGCGATTCCGCTTTCCTCGATGCGTGTGCGGCAGCTGCTAATCAGTTTTGCTATCGCCGTCGCGCTGAATCATCAAACTTTGACAGCCTCACTGTTGTGCCCGGTTCTGACGTCCAGTTAGGAACCGTCATGTACGGCGGAGCCCTTTACCGTCAGCGTGGCTCCATTGACCAGTTCGCTTCGTTCACCGAGATGGGCACAGCGCCCGTTGTAGGGCTTTCTCCCGTCATTAAACAACTTTTGGGGCTTGGCTCCCACTCGGTCGGCTAATGGCGTACACAGACCTTTTCAATGAAACTCTGGACGATTTGGCAGCCATTCTTGGCACCATCACAGGGCTTCGAGTGGTGACAAACCCTCAAAACATCAATCCACCTTGTGTGTTCCTTGATGCCCCATCGTTTACAGCGTTCAACTTCAACATTGTCAAGATGACGTTTATCGCTCGCATCATTGGCAGCGGCCCCGGCAACGAACAGAACCTTCGCAACTTGCTCAACATCGCTTCCAAGTTGCTTGCCAAAAATGTGGCTGTGCTTGACGGCCGCGCTACTTATGTCACCATCGGCGGTCAAGAACTTGCCGCATACGATCTCACCATCAGCATCGAAGGACAAACCGCATGAGCAACTACATCATCGCCAGCGACCGTATAGGCGTTGTTGGTCAGCCGTTTACAGCAGACGAAGGCATCAATGTTGAAGCTTTGTTGGCTGGCGGATTCATCACACAATCAGGCGTAAAATCTGATAAAACTAAGACCGAACCTCAAGAGGAGAAATAAACCGTGGCAACAAGCACACTTCTTTCCAATCCAGTAGTCACCGTTAACGCGGTTGACCTCACCGACCAGTGCAAGAGTGCAGAATTGCATGTTGCTGTTGGCGAACTTGAATCCACAGCCTTCGGCTCAACTTCACGCGTTTACGTTTCAGGTCTGTACGAGAACAGCCTCAAGTTGACGCTGTACATGTCATACGCAGCTGCCGAAACCTACGCAACGCTCAACGCACTTGTCGGCACACAAACAAACGTCACCGTGACAGCCAACACCGGCACCGTCTCGGCAACCAACCCCAAGTTCACCCTTACCGGTGCTTTCCTTAAGGAATTGCCACACATGTGGACACTTGGCGAACTGTCAGTTGTTGATGTCGAGTTCCACGGCGGCGTGTACTCAGCAGCAACAACCTGATCTAAATAAAGGGCAACCATGAAACTGAAAATCAAACTGGACATGGGCGAAGGCCCATTTGAGGTAGAAACAAACCTTTGGGTCATCACCCAATGGGAACGCAAGTTCAAGCGCAAAGTTTCCGATTTTGCAAACGGCGTCGGCATTGAGGATTTGGCGTTTATGGCTCACATCGCTTGCCAATCCGTAAACATCGTGGTTCCTGTTGCGCTTGATGACTTCATCAAGAAACTTCAATTGCTTGAAGTCGTTACCGAGGCGGACGATATAGAACGCCCTACCGAACCGGCACCTACCGCCGGTCTTTAGCAGAAGTTCTAGTTGCAACAGGCTGGTGGCCACCTGCAATAGACTTCGATACAACAGATCTAGCCACCGTGGTTGAGGTCATCAACGAAAGTCGCAAATGACACCAGAAACGTCAATTCAAGTTAGGGGTCTCAAGGAAACCCTGAACGAGTTGCGCAAGGTTGAGCCGACCATTCGTAAAGAGCTGACAAAGGAAATCAAGGGTCAAGCAAAACCGTTGGTTGATGCAGCTCGAGCATTGGTTCCGTCATCGCCCCCATTGTCGGGCATGACTTCTGGACGGTGGGCATGGTCTAGTAAAGCCAAATCTCAAATCGCTATCAAAATGGGTGGGCGTTCACGCGGTCAGCAATACACCATTTTGTCATTGCGCCAAAACAACCCAGCGGGAGCCATTTTTGATATGGCAGGTAAAAAGGGTGGCAAAGACGAACGCGGTCAGCAATTCATCGCCAATCTTGCTGCACGTTTCGGTGCCCCTTCACGATCAATGTGGCCAGCTGCTGAAAAAATGCTTCCCGAAATTGGTCAGGAAATAACTGCCACAATTGACGATGCACTGGGCGAAATCAATAGGAGAATTGTTCAAGCATGAGCATTGTTATCCCAATCCTGACCGAACTGAAATCCGAAGGCATTGACAAGGCCATCACTCAGTTCAAGAGCCTTGAAACCACCGGACAGAAAGCCCAGTTTGCTATTAAGAAGGCGGCTGTGCCTGCTACGGCGGCGTTGGCGGGCGTTGGTGCAGCATTGTTTGATGCGACTAAAGCAGCGATGGAAGATGAGGCTGCACAGAAGCAGTTGTCAATTGCGTTGAAGAACACCACGGGTGCTTCTGATGCGGCGGTGGCTTCGGCTGAGGATTGGATTTCGGCGCAAGGTCGAGCGCTGGGCGTGGCCGACGATGATTTGAGACCGGCGCTGGCGAAACTATCTAGGCAGACGCATGACGTGGCTGAGGCTGAAAAGGCTGCCAGTTTGGCTATGGACATCAGCGCCGCCACAGGGAAAGACCTCAGCACTGTTTCTGACGCGCTTGCTAAGGCTTACGGCGGCAACCTCAACGCTCTTTCCAAGTTGTCTCCCGAGTTGAAGGGCATGATTAAAGACGGCGCATCACTTGATGATGTGATGAAAACTTTGTCGGGCACTTTTGGTGGTGCAGCAACCGAAGCCGCAAATACAGCACAAGGCGGATTTAAGCGCCTGAAATTGGGGCTGGACGAAACCAAAGAATCCATTGGCGCAGCTCTTATTCCTATCATCGATAAGGCCATGCCGACCCTGTTGAGGTTGTCGGATTGGGCGCAGGCACACCCCGATACATTTTCTAAAATTGCTATGGCTATTGGCGGTATAGCAGCTGCAATTGTTGCCACCAACGTGGCTATGGCGGCAAACCCATTTGTTCTTGCTGCGATTGGCATTGGAGCAATCGCCTTAGCGCTTGACAATCTGTATTCCAAACTTGAAAAAATAAACAAACTTGGCGGCTTGGCTGTTCGCATTTTGATGTCGGCAAACATTTTGGGTCAGGCAGCCAATTTGATTGGAACAGTCCGCGATTTATTGCCAGACAAGAAATCCTCGTCTAATTCGGGTGCTTCGGCGGGTAATTTCCGAATGTTTGAGAATATGGATTTTGGGATTCCTGCTATGGCTGACGGTGGCATCGTCAATAGCCCAACGCTTGCATTGATTGGTGAACGTGGCCCTGAGGCTGTTGTGCCTCTTAACAGGGCTGGCGGTATGGGTAACACCATCAACATCAGCGTCAACGGCGGAGACCCCAACGCTGTCGTAGCTGCTTTGCGGTCATATATGCGTCAAAACGGTGCCGTTCCAATTCGAGTGGTTTCCTAATGGCACAAAACTACAAAGTTGAGTATTACGCATCGTCAACATGGACAGCCCTCACAGGCGTACAAAACATTGATTTGCGCTGGGGACGCCAAAAAATTACCGATGTTTACTCACCCAATACAGGCACAATCCGCGTTAAATCACCAAACTATTTTGCTTCGCCCATTACTGCCTTAGTGCCCGGCACACAAATAAAAATAACTAATCAAACAACTAGCCAAGAAATCACCACTATGTACCTCTCAAATGTTGAGGTTGAATATGGGATTCCTTATGTGGCGTCACAAGGGCAAGCGGATTACATCACTCTTAGCGTTGAAGGTGGTTTTGCAAAAATAGGTCGTGCCCAGGGCAACAATTACGCAATGGCCGCAGGGCTAATGAGCACCCAATTATCAACGGCTGCTACGCAAACAGGCGTGACCATTGGTATTGATTCATCAAACAGCACTGACATGATGGTAGGGGCTAGCACCGTGTCAGGCTCATGGGGAGATTGGTTAAACACGTTTCTAACCACAACCGGCTCGCGTTTACAGGATTACAACTCGAACCCAAACGTCAGTTACAAATACGCAATCGGTACTGGACTTAACTTTTCAGACACCACCAATGACGCAACCAACAAAAAATACAACGTTCTCAACTTTGGCAGTCTCGTTGACAACTACTACACCCAAGTTGAAATAGATCCGACAGGACTTGCAGCTTCCATTGTGCAAACAGGTTCGGCTCCGTATCGAACTTTAAGACTTTCCACTTTTAACCCTGATTCAAGCCAAGCGACCGACCTTGCTAACTATTACTTGGCGGCTTTAAGCGCAACAAATGTGCAGCCAAT